AAATTTGCGTTTGGTCTTCCGGGGTTTATGTCGTGCGCTTTTTCCCCCTCTCCCAAATCAAGAACCGCACCCGGCGCAAGCTCCAGCGTGGTTTCGTCTTCTTCGTCTATCAGTTCATCTTCCGGGACCCCGGACCCTATTGGCTCCCCGTCTTTGTCTTCCGTTTTTTCAATGAATACCGTAAACATTCCAGACACAACCGCTGCAACCAGTTCAGCGTCCGTATACCGTCCCAACTGTTTCAATGCTTCTATTACCGGGGCAAGGAACGGAACGCCCCTGCGCTGGTCTATGCGCTCCCTGCACATTAAATGCAAGACGTTTCTGCGCCCTGTCCGTTTCCCGTATGCTTCCACCCTCTGCCACTCCATGTGCTCATTTGCGTATGAAAGCGGGTGGTGCTTTGAAAAGTGATATGCTATCACTTCCCCGTCTTCGTCCACTTCAACACCACCCACAATCTGATTGTCAAACGTATCAAAATTATTCGGGCTTGAAAGTCTGTCTGCTTCTATAAGCTGTACACGCAAATCATACGGCTGGTTTTTCCGTGGCTTCACTGGAAGAAGTGCAAGTGTGTCCCCGGAAGCAAGCCAGTTCAGAAATGCAAGTTGTTGAAGCTCATAGAAATTATCAAGCCTTGCCATGTCGCAATCTGCACTTTCTGCCCACAACTCCCACTCCTTTGATATTTTTCTTTCAAGCTCCTTTGCCTTTTCGGGTGAAATTTTCAGCACATCTGCGTCAATCGTTGGTTTTGGCATAAGCCCCCGCCCCACAACATTTGTCCGCATGGTATTTACTGCCGCCCTGCCTATCGGGACCCCCATGTATATATCCCTGCTTCTTTGCCGCAGTGTTGGTAAGTTCTCGTTTATGTCTTCCCGCCAGCTCCCGCCTGCGTAATTCCAGCCCAGCAGTGATTTTTTTGTTACATTTGCGCCGTAATTGCCATACCCGCTGTTCAATATCTGCATTTTTTGTCTTGCGCCTGCCCGTTTCAGGGCAAACTGCGGGGCTACTGTCGCAATTATTCCATCAATCGCCCTTGCAATGCCGTTCAAAATCTCACCTCCTGCCCGTTTTATCGCATGAAAAAAGCACCTTTTCCGGGTGCTTTTCTGCTTTCTTTTAATTTTTCCAGTTTATATAATATCATCATTTTTCGGGAAAAAACAGGAAATAGATTGCGTTTTCGTGAAATGCAAGGAAATCTTTTGTTTTTTTCAATTTTTATATGGTTTGTATCCTGCATTTTTTCCTTGTACTGGTGTTTCTACAGCTTCTGATATTTCCATTCCTTTTTTAATTCTTTCTCTTAATGTTTCCGTCCTCATATTTGCCATTTCCGCTAATTCTGGTATAGTTTTCAAACCACCTTTATACGTATACTTCTTAACATCACCCCTATTACTTTCTTGCACTTTCCAATTTACCCACCTACAGTTTTCTGGTGAATAATTTCCGTCATTATTTTTTCTGTCTATTGTTAAATTGTCCTTATATCCATTTTCTAATGCCCACTTTTCAAAACTCTCAAAATTATCTCTCCATTCTTTGCATATGGAAATCCCACGACCGCCATATCTATGATATTCTTTAACATTTTCATTTGATGTTCTTTTTATCATTCCTCTCCATATTCTATACAATCTTTTCTTGCTATTTCCATGTAGCGTTGACCTCTCCGCTGTTTTTCTTACCCTTTCACAACCACAGCTTTTTGTATCTCCATTTTTTAGTCTATCAGAACGTACCACCGCAATATTTCCGCATTTACATTCACACTCCCATAGAGTTTTCCCTCCGTTTGTCTTCCCAACATATGATACAACTTTTAATTTTTCAAACTTCTGCCCAGTCAAGTCAATTCGTTTTGGCATTTGTAAGCACTACCTCCCCGTATTTCTCTATTATTTCTGATAATTTCTTAAAATACCTTGCATTTGCTTCCGGCGTTTTTAATTGCCTTTTCGCTGCAGCTGCCCCATACAGTTCCATTACCTCTTGTGGCAGTAATAGTTTTATGTGTTTTCTATCTGATAAAGACTTTGTTAAATCATAACTTATCATCTGTGTTGTCCATTCTTTTTCCTGTTCGCTTGCTGTTTTATAATATGTGTAATATAAATCAACCATTGGTGTTCCTCTCATCTTCTTTACTATTGCTTTCTGAAAATCAATTATCTTTGCCATTCTGCAAACTCCTTTCAAAATTTTGTTGAAAGTGTCTGCAACCTATGTTATTATCAAAAACGTAGTCTATTTGCATAGGCTGCAAACTTCTTGAACCAGTGTGCTACTTTGGACGGTTCCACACTGGTTCTTTTTATTGTTCTGTAACTCCTTTATAGACCAACTCAATTCCTTTTCTAATAACATCAGCTTTTGTCATTCCCGTTTTTTCGCAACAAATTTTTAGCATTTCAACTTCTCGGTCAGACATTCTTATTCTAGTTTCGTGACTTTTGGGGTCATTTGAGGGTGGTCTTCCCATTCTTGGCGACATTTTTCACCTCCTTTTTACTTTTTGGTGACACATTTAATATACCATATGGTGACACAATTAGTCAAGTTCTTTTGAAAATTTTTTTCTGAATATTGCAATCTGAAACTGCATATGCTATAATGCCATCAGGCAATAAAAAGATGAGAGTGTCCATATGGCGCACAAAGAACGAACCCCCGGTTGTATTGTGAGTACTTCCGGGGGTTCTTCTTCTTTTACGGAGAAGTCAACCGTCTGGGCTAGGCTACCTCTATTCTTCCTCGTCTAACCACTTGCATATGTAGTAGGCAACTACACCCGCCAACACGGAAAGAATAAAAGATGAGAGAGGTTCCATACAACGCACCCCCTTCCTGTCACCAGTATAGGGGCGGTAACACAATCATTTTAACACACTATCATCTTTTTTCAACATTTTTATAGGTCACGGGGTACGACACGCCGCACCCGGTTTCTGCCGCCTGCTTTTTTCATGTTATCAAGCGCAATAACTTTTTTGTTCCAGTAATCTATTGCATTTCTGATTTCTGTCAAATTTGCCCTTGTCAGCACCCGGCTCCCTATTGTGTAGCTCTGCCCGGTTGTCACGGTCAGTTCTGCTTCCAGCCATGCGTCTAAATGCTTCTGCGCTGTTTCCAGTGTGATTCCTGCCATCAGATAACACCTCCCCTGCTTCTTTGTCCTCTTTTTTTCTTTTTCCTGCCGCCTGCTGCCTGCTGCTTGTTTTCCTCCGGCTTTTTCAGCGGCAGGTTTGTTATTTCGATAGCCGCCGTTGCATAGTTCCGGCAGTCTAACGCTTCATTCCTTTTGTGCTGCCCTTTGTCCTTTAATTCCCACGCAAAGTACGCTTTTCCCATCTTGTAGCGCATTACTTTCTTTTCGGAAGTAAGCCCTTTGAAGTATTTTTCATCATACCCTTTTCCGTCTTCCAGCGGAAAATGACAATACCCCGGACCCTGTTTGTCTAATTTCAATCTATCCATAAGCCAGCTTTTCCCCGTATCAACTCCGATTTCAAAGACATACGCCTTTTCACGGTTCCCATTTTTCGGCTTTTGGATATATGCCGCTGCGCTGTTGTTTGAACCCTTGATTGCAAATATGTTCCTGTTGAACCTTGCTTTGCAGAATTTATATACCTGGTTTGTCCTATGCCCTCCGCTATCTATGCAGGTACATATAATTTTCAGCTTTGTTCCGTCCTTTTTCTCAAATGTCTGTGACAGGAACGTGTCTAAATCTTTCCACACCTGATTATCTATGCTGCTGTTGTCCCCGTATATCACGGCATATTTTATCCCCCAGCTTTCATACTCTGGACCCCAGCCCACAACGTCAATTTCAAATCTATCGTCCTGTGTGTCCACTCCTGCTGTCAAGTACATAACGTCTTCCGGCACTTCGCAGCCGTATGTTTCCCTGCGGTTCAGCAGCACATCATCTTCTATGGTTTCCCCATCTTCCTCCCACGTCTGCCCCATTTCTGTATTTGTCCAGACTTTCATCAGCTCCACATTGCCTTTTTTCACTTCCTCATTTGCAAGGATAAATTTTTCTACTACTTCCCGCCATGTTGTCAGTGTTGAAGCAAGCGTGTTCAGGTGAAAGCCTTTGACTGGGTTTTCCGGGTCTTCATGGACAAAACACCCGTCAATATATTTTTCTTTCCATTCTGCTTCGCTTGATATTACCCCGCATTTTTCACATACATACTGTATTTCAGACAGGTCTTTTTCATCATATACGACATTCCCCCATGTAAGCGGCTGTAATTCCCCGCAACACGGGCAAGGCGTGTTCCACTCCCCCTTGCTGCTGTTTTCATATTCAATTTCAATTCTGGAAGCCCCCTTGATTGTCGGCGTTGAAATGTCTACCTGCTTTTTGTTCCAGTACGTTGTCTGTCGCTTTGTTGCAAGCAAAAGCGGGTCCCCCTCATTCCCTGCGCTTGCCGGATAACCGTCTATTTCATCAGCCA